CGGATCGAGCCGGGTGTCAAAGACATACCGGCCGGCGAGCGTCGGCCAGGGACCGCCATCAGGCGTCCCGGACGGCGCCAGCGCCTCAAGCGCACAGAGGCGCATAAATTCACGCGCAAGCATGGATCACACCCGGTTAAGGTCAAGCCTGGCATAACCAGGCGTCGACGGCAGCACCTCGGCGACGCGAAACAGCGACCCAGGAATGGGCGCGCCGTTGTCGTCTAGCGCGGCGACCTGGTCGCCCTTGCGCGGCCGATAGGGCAACAGCGAAAGCCGGATCGAGAGATAAGGCCGCGACGACGCGATGGCCCCTCGCTCGGGTTGCACGCCCGGCTGGTTGAAAGGTCCGGCGCCGACGCGCGCGGCATATTCGCCGAACGTGGCGACGATGCGCTTAACCGCCCGATCAGGATCGGCAACGGTCGGCGCGTTGACATCGGTCGCCAGCTTGCAAGGCCGATACTCGAAAGGATCGGCCGCATGCTGGTCGAGCGTCGCCGCCGCAGCGGCAAAAGCTTTTGCGAACGGCGACGCCATGCGACTCGAGCCCCTTAGATCGTGTCGGTGCCGAGGAGCACGGTTCCGACGGCGTCGGCCTGCAACGCCGCGGCGACGGCATAGCCGACGCGCAGATTGCTGGTCGCGGTCTTGGTGAACTTCTTGGCGGTATCATCCCAATACAGAATGTCGCCGACGGCCCAGGCCGCGGCGGTGTCCTTGGGCTGGCCTTCCATCACGCCTTTGCGACGGATCACATAGTCGTCGCCGATCGCGGCGTCGGAAAGGACGATGCCGAACAGCGAACCGACCTTGAGCGCCTGGCCGCCGGTGAGCGCGGCTGCGGTCGCCGGCAGGGTGAGGTTGCGCCCCTCGTTCAAATAACCCTTCATGTTGCTTGCCTCCTCGCAAGTCTAACAGGTGGAAACGAAAGCGGCCGACGCGTGATTGCGCCGGCCGCGATTGAGAGTGGAGACCAGGCGCTTACGCGCCGGGGTCCTGGTACATGCCGCGCCAGTCGATCGCCTTCGCAGCGAAATCGAGCCGGCCCTTGACCTCGACGCCGTCGACATCGAAGCCGAGGCGGCTTTCCGTATAGAGGCCTTCCTCGCCGTCGAGATAGGCATATTCGATTGTGTCGATCGTCGCGGGATCGGCGAACAGATACCAGGTGTTGCCGGTGAGGCGCGCCTCGGTGATCTGCAACAGCGAGCCGGCGAACGGATTCACCTGGGCATTCTGCTGCGGATAGAGCGTGGTCGCAAGGAACTGCTGCGCCTCGGTTTCCTTGTCGGGCGAAACCACGATGAACGCCGGCGCCAGGTTCAGCGGCTCGGCGTCGCTCGCCTTGGCAGCGAGTCCCTTCTGCTTTCGCATCGCCTTGCGGCCAGCGGACAGCGACGCGATCGCGATCGCCGAGCCGGACGCGGCCAGGTTGCCGTGATTGGCGTGGAACAGCGCGACACCGTCGCCCATGTTCGGATTCGAGGTGACGATCGCCCAGAACAGGGCGGCCTCGGTTTCCGCGGCGGCGCGGCCGAACAGCATGGGAATGCGATCGAACGCCGACAGGTCGTCATTGATCAGCGACTGACGCGACAGCGTGATCACGCGACCGAAGGTCGAGAGCGAATAGCTTTCCTTGCTATCCGCGAGCGCCATGCGGGTGAACTCGCCGCCTTCCTTCACCGGCTTGAGGTTCGGCATGTTGGAAAGCTGCACGATCGCGCGCGTTTTGAAGTCGGGCGCGTTGTTCTGGCGCGACAGCTTTTTCCAATTCTGCGGCGCGACCTCATAGGCCGAGCGCAGCCGCTTCGAAATCACGTTCGCGAGCAGGTTCGGGAAATCGGAGGTCGTCAGCGGGCCGCCCGAACGGAGGTTGGTCGGCATGCCGAGAAGCGCGCCGGCGAGCTCCATCCGGCCGAGGCCGCGAAGCTTGACGCCCTGCGTGTCCTCGACGAAGGTGCGGCCCATTTCCATCAGCGACATTCCGCGCCAGGCGCGGGCCGCATCGGTCAACTCGACCGAACGCGGGTTGGCGCGATGCATGATCGCGACCTCGATCGCCGAGCGAATGGTATCGCCTTCGTCGGTAATCATCTGCACGCGCGGGCTGGCGGTCGTGCCGGCGGCGCGCTCGGCGACGGCGTCGAGCACCAGGCCGCGAACCTGGTCGATCGAGGTGCCGTCGGCAATGTGCCGCGCGACGAACTCGGCCGGCATGGCGTGACGCGTGGCGAGCGTGTTGATCTCGGCGGCGCGGGCGCGCTCGGCGGCGATCGCGGTCGAGGACGGCGCCGGCGTGCCGCGCTCGGCGGCCTCGGCGGCCTCGATCTTGGTTTCGATCTCGCGCACCTGGCGCACCAGGTCGGCGTGATCGGTCTCGATGGCGCGGACGGCCTCGGCGGCCATTCCGTCGGTTGCTTCGGCGATCTTGGCAGCCGCGCGCGATTTCAGGGCGGCCAGGTGCGCCCGCAATTCAGCAAGAGTCATTGAGGAGAGTCCCCTTTAGGTGTGGTTGACGATTTCAGATGGAAGTTTGCCGCATGCGCATGCGAGCGGCGGCGGCGGCCGAGCCGTCGATCGCTCGCGCGATAACGACCGGGTATTGATCAGCGGTCGCGCGGGTTTGCGCGCCGTTGTCGGCTGGAATGGTCACGAAAGAGATTTCGTAAGGCGTCCAGCGCGTCACGATCCGCTTTTCGATCTCGCTGGTTTTTTCCGGCGGGACGACGCGAACCTCATCGATCGAGTAACCGACCGAAACCTTGGAAATGATGCGCTCAGAGACCAGCGCGAACATGCGGTCGGCGTTTTCGTCCACTCCCTTGCTCGGGAAGCGGATCAGCGCGCGGCCTTCCTTGCCCTCGATCCAGGCGCGCTCGACGGCGCCAACCTGGGAAAACGTCGAGTATGAGGAGTGCGAGTCCAGCGCGGGCGCGCCGGAATTCAGGCGATCAAGGTTGATCGCTCGCTCGCTCACCTCAAGCGTTTCGTCGAACGGGATAGCGGAATCCCATCCGACATAGCGGCGGCGGCGCACGGTCGCGCCGGTCGTGAATGTGACCTCGACCGTGCGTTTCTCGACATCGATCGAGCCGACCGGCGCCGCTCGCGTCTGCATCGGCAGCGCGGGCGGATCACTTCCCTGGTTTTGGTGCATTGCTGTTGACCTCGGTGTTAGATTCGTCTTTCGCGCCGCCCTTCGTCGAGACCAGCGCGAGCCGCGGGTCGGTGTCGAGGACGATCTTTCGCGCGTCGATTTCCTTGAACCATGCGCCGATTTCGTCGAGTTGCGCGTCGGGGTCGATACCCCAGGCGCCGACGAATTGCGGCCAGGTCATGCGGCCGGATCGCACGGCCAAAATGTCGGCCTGCATATCCTTCATCGGATCAATCGGCTCGTTTGCCGGCATGATCCATTCGACCGGATAGCCGCCAGGACGGCGCGGCAGAATGCCGGCATCCATCGCGGCATTGCACCAGCGAGTCCAAAGCGGATCGAGCAGCATGGCGACGATCGTGTGCCATTGGAATTGCTCGACCAGGCGCCGAAACTCGATCTTGCCGGCGCGCAGCGACGAAAAATTCGCGCGCCGCAAGTCGCCGGTGAGCTGGTCGTATGTAATGCCGGCGCCGGCCGCGAGCGTGAGCCAGGTCGACATGAGGACCGACTCGAACTGGATCGACGACGACGGCGCGACGGTCTGCAACTCCTCGCCTTGCTCAAGGTATGAGATCATACCCGGCGAAAGCGTTTCGATCCGGCGCGAGCCGCCGCCGGCGTTGCGCTCGGTGTCGACCTTTTGCGCGAGCGTGCGCGAGCTGTCGTTGGTCTTGATGAACGCGGCGAGGCAAGCCTCGATCCGCGATTTGACAACGACGGCCTCCTCAAGATCGGCGACATCGCGCCCCTTGAGCATGATCGGCGCAACCCACGGCACGCCGCGGCCCTGGCCGATCCGGTCTTTGCGATAAACGTGCAGCATGTCCGCTGCGTCGACGCGCTTGGACGCCGACGGCATCACCAGGCCGCGCGCGCCAGGGTGCACCGGGTAAATCCAGTATGCCTTGCGCTTGCCGTCGAGCGTGTACTCGACGCCCTGGTCGACGACGACGCCCTCGGCGTTGATGTCGCTCGCCGGCGGCCTCGTTACCATCATCACGCGATCGCGCGAGGAGTCGAGGTGATCCGGCTCAAGCAACCGCAATTCGAGCGGCACGATGCCAGGCCGAGCGCTCGGCCTGGTCGGCACCATATGCGCCAGCACCTCGCCGGATTCGATCACGCAACCCGTTGCGAGCGCGATCAAGCCGTCGATATTGAGTTGCCCCTCGCCGTCGCAAACCCGGCCCCAGGCCTTCCAGGCGTCCTTTGCGCGCTTGTCCAGCTTCTTATTGCCGGTGTTGACCTTCGGCATGATGCCGGCGCCGACCGAATGCGACACGAAAACCGTGCGGATTCGATTGCCCCACCAGGTATTGCGCGTGAGGTCGCGCGAGCGAGCGCGCAAGGTCGGCAAACCGCCCTTGATCGTCACATTGGCCGAGGCGTTGCTCGCGGCCCATCCGGCGGTGCGGCGGCCGACCTTGGCGCCGTCATAGTGGCGCACCTGGTCGAGCGTCATGCGCGCCGCGGCGCGCTTGAGCCCCGCGGACGGGTTGAAAAACGCGACCGCGCGATCGAGGACATTCATTTTTCAGAAACCTTTAATCGCGGCAATGCGCGACGAATGAGGTTGAGACCTTGCGCGCCTGGGGCGAGACCTCGGCGACCATTTGCGCGAGCACGGCTTGCATGTCCGCAAGCGATCGATACTCGACCTCGCGCGCGTCGGGTCCCGATCCGAATTTGACGCGACGCGCGCCGGTCGCGATCGCGGCCTTAAGCGTGTCGATATCGTCCTGCGTGTAAGCCATCGCCATCACCTTTCGGAAAAGCCGACCGGCGGCTAGTTGTAATTCACGGGCGCGAAAATCGTATCCGGCTCGACCGAGCACCACGGCAGCGTCAAGAGGAACGTGATCAGCGCCGGGCAATTCGCCGCATACAGCGGATCGTCGACGATCTTTTTCGGCAGCACATACTTTCCGCCCGACAGCGTCACGACGGCGCCCGCCGCTACTCCGCTAGCCGCATCATTCAAGTTGATGCCGGCGCCAGGCGTGGCGTTGTCGATCGCGCGAGGATCAACCTCGGCGATGCCGTCGGCGTCGAGGCCCAAAGAGGTCGCGCGCTGCGCCGCAGTGAGGATAAAGTCGTTTTCCATTGCCATTATGCGGCACCTACTGATTGGAGATATGTGAGCGTGCGGGTGTAGAAAGCGGCCTCAAGCCCCGACAGCGAGGCCCCCCAGGCGGCCATTGCCTGTTGCTTGTTCGAGAAGGCGGACGCATTCGCGCCGCAAACCCATTGCTCTTGGCTCGCGGCGCCGGTCGAGACCGTGGCAGATGTCGCAGCCTGCACGCCGTTGAGGAAAAACCTGCGATCCGCGCTCGCGCGCCGCTGGATTCCGATCATGCCAGGCGTCGCGAACGCCGCGGAAAGGCTCGCGCCGGCCGCGGTGTTGATGTCACCGCTGGCGGTGCCGGCATTGCTGCCGGTAATGACGACGCGCGGCGCCGTCGTGCTACCAAAATCAGGCGTCGCCCCCGACGACGCATTCGAGCCGAGCCACACCCAACCCGACGCGTTGTCCTTTTGGAAATTCACGCCGTTGACGCTCGGCGTGTATTGCGTTCGCAAGCGCGACGACGTGCCGTTGCCGGTATAGCCGCGATCCGCGGTAAAGCTCGGCGAGTTGACGCCGATCAAGCCGAATGAGGCCGGCGACTTCCAGTTAATCGTTCCGGCTTGGCTATCCGCCGCGGCCATGAGGTAGAGAAGATCAAGCAACGGCCAAATACCATCGGCCTTCAAACCGACGATATAGGCGTTGATGATCGCCTTTCGCGCCGGCGTCGGCGCGATCGAGAAGGCGGCGAAGATGGCGGCGGCATCCGAGTCGTAGCTCACACCCGCCGGGCGAGTTGGCGAAACGAGACCAATCCTCGAAAACCCCAACATCAGAACAGCGCCCAAACGTCGGCGGCGCTGCCAAACGTCACGTTGCTAACCCGGATCGGGTTATAGCCCTGCTGCAACGGAATGTTGGTGGAGGTGTTGCCCTCGGAATCGACCACGGTCGCGGTGCCGGCGGTGCCGACCAGCAAGGCGCGGCAAGGCCCATCAGCCAAATCCGAACCGCTAACGACCTTCACAATTTTGGTCGCCGGCGCGTCCATTTGAGTGCCGCCCTTTGGGCCGCCGAATTTGTCACCCATGACTGCTTTACCTT